CCTTATCCGGTATGGCTTGAGAATTGCCTCAATCCCGAATGGCAATGTGGTTGTGATATTCCCGATATTTACTGGCTCACGGTTTTCATACCAATGCGAAACCAGAAGCATTAAAGCCAATTTGATATCATCAGATACCAGCAAACCATTAAGGTCTTCTGCGGGCACTTCATTCTCATAGAGGCGGCTATTAATAATGATTTCGGAATGCTTCACTGCGGATTTGAGGTAAAGGGATAGCATCTGATCTTCCGTCGAATCATCGCTATCAATTCGACACTGAAGCCTGAGTTCGGGAATAGTTGGAAACATGCTTTGCTCCATACAAAAAACCCGCTAACAGCGGGTTATTTTTTTGATTTCTGTGGAGCTGGCTGCTCTGGCTGCTCTGGCTGCTGATCAGAATCAGGTTGTTTTTCACCACCTTCAACTGTATCAATGACGCCCAGCTCTTCCGCAATAACTAAAAAGCGATCTGGCAACTCGCCATCCTGATAAGAACCAGCAGCAACAACTTCCACGCGACAGCCATCAGGGGACCACTTCACATTCTTTTTAAGTATTAACATAACTTAATCCTGTAAAAATGGGGGCTGTCGCCCCCGTGATTAATTAAGCTCCGGAACCAATCTGGAGCAATTTAATCGCCTGGGAATCAGCCAGCATCCCACCAGTGCGCTTGGTAGTGTAAAAGCCGACAAATGGCTTATTGGTGTACGGGTCGCGGAGAATGCGCGTGCCAATACGATCAACAATGGTATAACCACGTTTGAAGTTACCGAATGCAATTGCTTTAGCATCGGCCGCAATGTCAGGCATTTGTTCGTTCTCAGCCACGCCATACCCGACCAGAGTCGAAGGCTGACCAAGCTCAAGACCTGGACGCCACAGATAGTTGCCTTCAGAATCTTTCAGGATTCGAGCAGCGAACAGACTGCTGTTGTTCATCATGAACTTAGCGCCGTTACGGTGTACTTTTCGCAGGGTGTAAACCAGCTTGATGATCGCATCAGCAGTCAAACCAGCGGTAGCGCCTGAGAGAATGTGCTGAAGAGTGCCGAACGCGCGGGTTTTATCATCATCCAGTGATGATGCATAGGCCAGAAAACCTTTTGGCTTCTTGGTACCATTACCGCTGGTGAAGGCGATCTCTTCCTGCTCTGCAAACTCAATCGCCAGCTCACTGTTGATCCAGTCTTCAACATTGAAGAATGCGTCATCCAGCATCGTTTGAGTGGCTTGCGGGTTGCCGTAGATTTCCCCCATAAAAGGCTCAATCTGACCGAGTTTGGAGGCATTAGTCGCAGGGCGCGCATCAGTTTCACCTACCCAACCTGAAGCGGACCCACCGAGGTTAACCAGTTTTTTATAGTTTGCGCCGCCGACTGTGATAGTCGTCGCTTCCTGGCGCATAACCACTTCGTCTTTCAGAAGATCAAGAATGGCGCGGTCAAGCTCTTCCGGAACAGCGAAACCGCCGTCTTCATCAACACCTACCTGCAAGGCTTTACGTTCCAGGTCGCGAAGTCCATCATCCTTACCCTTGCGCATAAAGTCGATGAAAGCGGTTTTGTGCTCGCTTGCGGCCTTGCTTTGAGTGCCACCAGCGGGACGTTTAAGCTGTTTAAGCTCATCTTCCAGCGCGGTTTTAAGCTGATCAAGCTCGGTCAGCTTGCCGTTAAGTGTTTCAACTTCTCCGGCCAGCTTGCCTTTTTCAGATTCGATAGCGTCAATGCGCTTATCATTTTTCGCTTTAAAATCATCGAATTTTTGCTGCAAATCCTGCGCGACCTGCTCAACGTCTTTAATTTCGACTGTCATAATTCAACTCCTGATTAAAATTTGATGTTTTTCAGTGCATCCAGTGCGCTCACCACGTCACCAGCATCACGCTGGGATAGTGAGCCATAGCCCCCGGCCATGAATGCTTTGGCCTGGGTGCGTGAGAGCCCAACATCGCGCAGGACTCGTTCAATACATTTCTGTGACGGTGTTTCACCACGAGCAACAGCGCTTTTAACATCACTGATACGCGCTTCATCATTGGACGGGAATGTCACCGGACTGACTTCCCAGAGGTCGATCTCCTTAAGAAGAAAAACTTCTTTCGTTCTGTCGTATTCCCAGTCTTTCAGCATGTAGCCAATAGAAAGGCCGGTTAAAGAACCGGCCTTCATGTGGGCATGTGCTCGCTTTGCGAGAGGATCGTCGTCAATCAACAATCGGCCTTTGACATATAAGCCGACCTCATCCTCTTTCATTTCGGTATACACCCCGATGGGTTCATCCATCTGATGCTGCCAGAGCATGGCCGGAAGCGAGTTTTTTTCCTGCCATGACTGAAGTGATTTACTGAATGCGCCGGGAACAACCACATCGTCGAAGCTGTCCTTGACACCAAAAACTGAGCCATAGCCTTCAAACTCCCCGCTGTCACTGACAGACTTAAGCTTCAGCGGAATATCCAGCCGCTGTTTAGTCATCGGCATCATATATTTCCTCGGTTGTTTTGTTCTTGCTGTTGTCCGACGGCTTCGTTGTCATGTTCATCGGAGTAAGGTAAACATCACCGCCAGAGCGTGGGTTGAGTTCTTCCAGTTCTCGGCAATCATTTGGTGAGTAGATGCCCCAGTTAATTCCCGTGGCATATGACTCAAATCGTGACTTCATATCGCCACGCAGCAGAGCACCTGCATTAAATTTTGCATAATAGGTACCCTGCTTTGAATCTTTCACCAGACCTATGTTGATTCGCTGCTCAATGCGGGTCATGTACGGCACGAGGGAATAGTTGATAAACCCAATGCCCAGGTTTTCTATATTGCTGAAGGTGGCGCGATCGGTGTTCTGCACCATATGCATCGGTACCCTGAATAAACGGCAGATCTCCTCCAACTGAAATTTTCTGGTCTCAAGAAACTGGCTATCTTCCGAATTGAGCGCCATCGACTTCCAGTCGAGCCCCATTTCAAGAATCATCGGGCGGTGAGCATTACTTAGCCCAAGATGGCGATCCTCAAAATCTTTCTTCAGCCTTGCATACGCTGCATCTGTCAGCGTTTGTTCCGTGCGCAAAACACCAGAGGTAACGGCTCCGTTTGAGAATAACCGTGCACCGTGCTCCTCCGTTGCCATTCCCAGAGAGATTGCTTCTCTTGCGTATGCAATTGGGTTCAGGCCTACCAGCCCGTCAAAGGTCAGTGTCCTGACGTGCCAGATATCATCCTGCCCCAGTACATCTGTCGAACCATCAGGAAACGTCACCTGGTATACAGGTTGCCACTGACTGTTAAGCTTCGGTTCAACGCACCCAGGATCAATCGGAAGAAGTTCAACTACCTCACCAAGCGCCTTTACCTTATAGGCGTAAAAATTACCGCGAAGGCAAAGGCAGACAACGACCAGTTCCCAGAACTCCTGGGGGGTCATGTAGTCATTTGGCTTCATCGTCAGTAATTTGTGCAGCCTCTCAGAAGTCGCTTTTTGCTTACTGTTCCCGGTGACCTTGTAAAGGTTACAGGGAAGCATGCCCATCGACTCAGCCAGAACCCGGATGCAACCAAACACTGCTGTAAGCCGCATGGCTTTCTGGCTACTGACGCGTTTACCTGTGTAGGTGTCGTAAGTCATCCCAACGGCTTCTGCAAGTTCTGCTGGCGTAGTAACGGATGCGGTACTTTTCGTAAACATTCCAGGGAAAAACATCAGTCAGTTCCCCCTGGCTCAGTTTTCCGGTTACCGGAAAGAGAGTGAGATACCAGCCATGACCAGAGCAGACACAGAATTCCGCCAGTGATATAGCCTGCAGGATGGTAAATTACCCAGGCACCGAACGAGAGCAAAATAGCCCCCAGCACACCAACGAGTGGTGCGAGTATCATCAGGATCATAATTGCCTCTTACAGTGAGCGCACACCGTAGCTTTCGAGATGATTTGAAAGGGTGTCTTCCTTTTCAAATAACATTGCTCGTCCAATTGCCATAATTAGCGCAACAGCCCCATCAATTTTATTTTCGTTCTGCTCTTTAATCGGCCGAACAACATCATCATTCCCCGGCAGGTGCTTACCAACCACGTTTGAAATACACCAGGTCATTATCGGATTACCATCATGATGGAATCGCCCTGACTCTACAGCAGCCTCAAGCTCTTTCATCGGGTCTGACATGTTGGTGTAGTTCTGAATAATGGTTATCGGATTAAGCTGTTCGTCAGCAAGTTGATGAGAAAGATTTGTTGCGCCATGTGGGTCAATCGGACTCTGTTCAACAGGCGTTTGCTGATTGTCACGCTTGGCATCTTCCAGTATTACGCGGTAATCGATCTCCGCGCCTTCGGTGACGGTGATATACCCGGCATCCACCCATTTACGATATCGTTCAGCAGTACGATGATCATCAACATCATTGCTGTAAACTGTGTCATAAGGGACATAAAACCGTGGAGATATACAGTAATAATGCCGCTTACCTTCTATTTCTCGGGTAAATAACCTAACCTTAGAGTTCATATCCAGCTTGCGAGCTAGGTCGAAAGACAGAATACAGGGCTGACCTTCAAACTGCTCAATAGTGAGTGTCTGATCTTCACAGTTTCGCCAGCTTAATAGGTTGAAATAAGCAGCGCGTGCAGCAACCCAGATATTCAGGTGTTTCGTTTTGAATATACCGGCCATTCTGGGATTATTTTTAGCCCTGTTTTGCTGGCTCAAAAGGAAATCAGCATATACAGATACCCCCATATTGGGGTTTGCCTTGTGAAGAACTGCAGGATCAGTCCAGTCATCACCGTCATCAACAGTGTAAATAACACCAAAAAGTTCATCATTCGGCACCGTTCCGTTAAGCATTTCGATAACTTCACGACGTTTATCGTAGCAAGGGCCTTCAATGTTATAACCCGCAGTTGTTATAGCCCACATCACTGGCTGCCTGCGGGCACCCATGCCGGTGATCATTGTTGTATAAAGCGCATCACTTTCATGCTCATGGTACTCATCAACGATCGCACAGTGCGGTGACTGACCGTCGCCAGGATTGCCTATCAACGGTTCAAATCTGGCCCCATCTTCAGGGCGACTGAGGTTCTTAGCATTAACCTCGATCCCGAATGCTTCAGTTAACAGTGGAGTTCGCTTGCACATTAGTCTTGCAGGGCGAAAGACTTCCCATGCTTGCTTTTCAGTGGTTGCACCTGAATACACCTCAGCACCAAATTCACCATCACAGGTGAAACAAAAAAGCGCCACACCGGCACTTATTGCTGACTTACCGTTTTTGCGGGGGATTTCAGTATAAACCTCCCTAAAGCGACGTAGCCTGGTACCTTTATGAACCCACCCAAAGGAGCAGCAAACAATAAAAAGCTGCCACGGTTCCAGCGTGATCGGCATCCGTTTGAATGCCCACTCTCCCTTGGTATGTGGGAGGAGTTGGATAAACCGTGCGGCTCGTTCGGCAAAATCTTTATCAAAGCGGTATCGAAATTTCTTTCCCTGCGATTTTGACAAATCGTCGATGTGTCGCTGGCAGGCATCAATAACATACTGGCATGCCGGAATCTTTCCGGCGACAACATGCCTTGCATACTGATTTGCGGCGTTAACGTTAGGATAGGATTTTCGGCTCATGGCGTGATCATCTTCAGGAATGGGTTTTCGTTTTTCTTCTTCCCGGCCAGACCAACAAGGCGCTGGCGACTGCTGGGGTCAAGTCCCAGCATTGAACCAGTAGAACTCATTTCCGATTCCTGTTCTTTTTTAGCCGTGAGTTCAGGGTTCTTAATTTTCCCACCCATCGCGCCAGTGATGGAAAGCCCATCAACTGCAATATTCTTTACTGCCCTTCGCCAGAATTCATAGGCAATGCACCAGCGTTCCAGCACAGCAAGATCGGTAACGCAAAGTAAGCCCTGACCGCATAATTCTTTAGTCGTCAGCTCCCACATGATGGACGCTAACGGAAGCTCCTCTTCGGTAAACCAGTCAGGTGGTTCAACTCCCTTGATGGGTGTGAATACTGGTTCTTCTTTATTCAGGGCTCGCTTGCCGGGGTTCCCGGCCAACTCCTTGCGTGCCGTTGGCTTGGGTCGACGCCCGGAACGCCCCGCCGTTCCAGCCATAAGCGATACTCCTGGTTAAATTTCATTTTTCGCTGGTATAAAAAATTGACTGAGGCGGCGGTCCTTTTGGCGGCAGGTTGCAGGGATTTAATCCCCCCCTCCATAAATGATAATTGATATCATTTGAATGCAAATAGTTGCATTTGCAATCATTTATGACGTAATGGTAATCAGTATCATTTGATGCGTTCGCGACCTGTCTTGGTGCGATGGCAGGGCCAGCAGAGGCTTTCGAGGTTAGAGTCATCATCAGTGCCGCCGTGTGCCTTCGCCTTGATATGGTCAACCGTCTTTGCAGGTGCCACGAGATTATTACGCAAGCAGTTCTGACAGATGTGTTTATCACGTGACAATATACGTGCGCGGATGATGTCCCACTTACTGCCATACCCTCGCTCATGACGGCTCTTACCCTGCTGGTGCTGTTGCCAGCCTTCATTACGGTGCTTCTCACAATAACCAGAGCGGTCAGTGGTTGTGCCTGGGCAGCCACGCTTCCTACACGCACGAGGAATTAGCGCAGGCATAGTTAATCTTCCAACTGCAGAACACCGTGCTCTTCTGAGCCAGAGTAGGCAACCAATCCTGTGTATTCCGGCACAACCTCACCACCTTCATCTTCAAATGCTGGGATTGTGGTATGGGTGATCGTATACGAAGCCTGACCTTCTGATTCGGCAAACTCAGCGAGCGCTTTGATCTGTTCAGCTGTTAGTACTAATAAAGTCATTGTTTTTCCTCAATCAAGATAGAAATCGTCATTCAGACGACGACGGATCGCGCTGCTGGCGTTGTGTGGACAGGCGTTAGAATTGTGACCAGTTGCGCCGCAGTAGCTACAGCGCAGATTTACCCGGCGAGCGCTGCCACTCCATGTATGGGGGCAATTATCACGGGTATGTAAACCAGAACCGCAGAAAGAACATCGCGTGTAACTCATAGGCTCACCTTCTGGCAGTTCGCATGCCACGCTTTGTTATGCGTCAGGATGTCTTTCTTCGTCTGGCGGTCCATAACATCGATGTCGTGATCAGTAAGGTATATTGGCCTTACCCAGTCACAGGCGGTATCAACTACCACTGGGGCGCTCCCACGAGTCACGCAGCTCGCGATCAACATCGTCATCAGGCATATGGTTAACAGTCTGCTGTACATTGCTGGCCTCTTTCGTTGCTTCTACCCGGCGTTCGGCTACTGCTTCAGTAGCAGCGGCCTT